GCACTATCTGATTGATGCCATGCTTTAGCACTACCCCCTGCTACAAAACTCGTAGCAATGCTATTATTACTACTTGCATCTGTTAATGTGTTTACTCTTAATATACTAGCCATTATGCGAGGTCTCCACACAAATGACTTCCCATTTTAATGTCCAAATAAGAACTTGATGCTACTTTATAACATTTTTGAGAATAAGAATCGGTTGCCATGTCTGTCATAAATTCTCTCCCTGCTCCAGCATCTAAAAAAGTCATAGCTCCTGAACTAGAACTATTACCCATGTTATTGTTAATGTTAACTTTTTGTTGACCAGTAGATGAATCTGTTAATGAAGATACGTTTAAACTATTGTTTATTTGTTGACCATCTGCTTCTGTATAAATCCAAACTTTTACTAACCCTTGTTGCAGATTAGTTGTTGTACTATTGCCTTCACCTGTAACAAGTATAGAACCTGCTGTGGTTACACCTGTGAGTGTATCTACTTTTAATTGTGATGCCATTATGCTAGGTCTCCTAAAGCTGCAGATGCTATGTTTTGATTTCCGTCAGCAAGTGCATAACTATATTTTTTATTAGATGTTCCATATCCACTTGTGGCTTGAGCAACAGCATCATTAATATTATGAACAAATATACTACCACCATCTTGTTTATCATCTGATGATGAAAGAACTGCATAATTCGTATTACCCATGTTAGTAGTAAATTGAGGTGCATAAAGACCTGTTCCTGAATCTGTAACAGAAGCTGTGTTAAAAGAATCTGCAACTGTAACAGCAGCACCTGAAGTTCTTACCCATTGTTTATTTAGCCCTTGCACAATATTTGTTGTGCCACTACCACCTTCAGATACAGCAACAGCATTGTTTGCTATCTTTACATTCGTGCCACCTGACCCTGCTTTATCTACAATGGTGTCTACATTTAATTGACTTGTCATACAATACTCCAATATCCATTAACAGTGACTGTTGCCGACTGTGTTATAGGACCACCTGATACACCATTCTCATCACTGTCTATTGTAATGTCTGCACTGATTGTCTGTCCATTTAATCTTATGATTGAGTTGTTACCTTTGAATGGGTATCTGTTATCTGATTCAGTCTTAGTGTATGTCTCATTAACAGAGAACACATCATAGGCTACCATCTCAATGATGTCATTAAGTGATGCACCCTGTACAAGCACCACAGTTGTACCTGTAGTTGCAGTGTAGTCATCTCCCGGAACAAGCAATATACCATTCTGATATACGTCTAAGTACAAACTATCTGTGTAGGTAAGTGTCAATGAGTTTGCATCAGAACCACTGAAGGATGTTTGTCCTGCTGTGGCTTGGTATTGGAATCTGTTACGTACTCCCTGTGAAGGAGATTTGCCTATGTATGCCATTGTTTATTCCTTAACTCGGTTTCTTTGGGAATGTTACATTACCTAATGTAGTTCCATCCCAACTTACAGTTTTATTATTAGCAGGTAAATCTCTCAAGGCTTGTCTATATGTTTTCCAAGCATCTGTCATTGTATAATCTGATGCTGACATCCAATCTGTTTCTTTTAATAGTGCAGTTCTTTGTTTTCTTAACTCTGCCATTGCTACTACACCACCATCTGCTAATGCTGTTTGTATTTGTGACCATGTTACATCTGGTTCACTTCCATCTTTTTTTGAAAACTTTTCTTTGAACTCTGCTTCATTAGTAGGGGTTCTTTTTAAATACCAATCTTTTATATCAAGAGTATGTAAAGCAGAAATAATTAACATTTGATTATTATTCATTAAATCACTCCTAACTTTATAAAAGTTATAGAAGTTTCTGCTTGGTCAGAATCCCCAAGTACTTCATTATTAGAACCAACACTATTAACTGCACCAAGTCTGTAACGGAGTCTAAATGTAGTCGTGTTAGATACTGTAAATATAAATTGATTACTTCCATGAATAAAAGGACCTGAACCAGTGCCACCCTCTGTATACCCAACTGCTCTACCTGTAAAACTACTACCACTATTTGTGCTTATCTCTACTCTAAAATCAAAAGCATCTTGAGCATCTCCAGTATTGACAGAAATATTAAACATACATAAAAATGTGCCAGTAGTTGCTGAACTAAAGATGCCTGAACTTTGAGTAAAATTAGCTGCACCTACTCTTGTGTAATCATTACTATTCTCACCCCAATTTGTTAAAGTTTCTTCTGCATTACCACCTGCTTGGTCAGCTTTTAATACAAAAGTTTGTGCTCTCTGTGAAGATTGTGAAAGAGTTACAACACCACCACTTGATATAGCTATCGCATCTGTATCACTAGCACTGCCTATAGTACCTGCATTAGCAATGACTAAATTGTTTACAGTTCCTACACCTGTTCCTGTTACTTTTGTTAAAGCCATCCGTTACTCCCTATGCGTATGGACTGTCACCTAATGTGCTTGTATCCCAAGCAGCTTTAAGTTTAGCTATAGTGTCTGCACTTGATATTGCACTTGCAGCAGGAGCATCTCTTAATGCTTTCTTTTTTGCTACACTTGCAGCTTGAGCAGTGCTATCACCTGCTTCTAATGCTTTCATATAGACTACATCTTCAGCGGCAAGTAAAGGTGTTCTAGCTTCTCTTACCTTATCCTTGAATATAGTTTTTGCTACAGCTAAGTCCTCTGAAATAGTCTTACCTGATAATGACCATGCACCTCTGAAGTGCCTGTCTGAAGGAACAGTAGCATCTGAAGCAGATATACTGTTACCATCTTTGTCTACGATGTTAGTTGTTGCCATTGGTTTCTCCTTTTAAGCAGCTTCTTCATTATGCGTGGTATTTAGTTCTTCATTAATCTTCCAAGCATTTCGCCACACTCTAGTGCTTGGTAACTGTGACTTAGTACAAATGAGCATACGAGGTTTGTTGGCTTTATCATAGTCTTGCCATACGTGTCTCGGTAAGTCTTTCATAATAAGGTATTCTATTGCTCTTTCTTCTGTCATAGCTTCAATAGGTTTAGTGTTGTGTAACAAGTAACCTCTTGTATGCTTTACAAAGTCAGGCTTGGCTTCATCCTTCTTGAGTTCCCAATAGGCTTCTACAGGTGGTAAGATGCCACCCTTTAATGCACAAGCCATCCAATTAGGGTCAGGATGTGTAATCTTTGCAGGTTCATCAGGTGTCTCTGGGTCTTCCCATACAACGCAGTATTCTGTTCTGTGTGGCTCTAGCTTTTCTTTTGCCCAACACAGTCTATCCCAAAGATGTGTGCCTTGAAATTCTGGTGTTTCTATTGTCATGCGAGTTCTCCTGCGACTATGATTGTTTGCAATACTTGGTCTGATGCTGCATGACTATCATTAAATGCTTGTGCAGAACATATTGAGGTAGATAAATCTGCATTGCCACAACTTGTGTGATAATTATTACTTCCAGAAACAAAAGCAAAATCATCATTTGCCATATTATTAGAAAATGTAATTATACCATCTCCTGTTCCACCATCTGCTAAAGAAGACACATTAAAACTGTCATGGTTAACAAAAGTTCCAGCAGAAGTGAACGAAATCCATGCTTTATTAGAACCCATTGCAAGATAATCAGTATCTATACTTCTTGCAGTGCCATCTATCTGTCCACTTGTTGATAATGTATCAAATGCTATTGTTCCGTTTGCCATTATGCTAAGTCTCCGTGTACTATTATATGAATTGGGTCTTGGTCATTGCTGGCACCAGTATGGTGTATCATTTGAAAGCCATCTCCAGTTGTTGCTTGTGCTTGTCCAGTTGAAGTTACAAAAGAAAAAAAGTTAGCTTCTGGAGAACCAATGACACTTCCTGCAATCGGATGTTCAGCAGTTCCTAGATTAGATGAGTATGTATGTTGGTAATCACCAGTTCCTACATCTGTTATACCACCTATATTAAAACTATCAACTATTCCTATAGTTCCAGTTCCATCCATAGTAAACCATGCCTTCGCCAACCCTTGCTGAATACTTGTCTGTGCTGAACCCTCACCTCTAATAGTCATAGAGTTTGCACTTGCACTAACTACAGGTGTTGAGCCAATGGTTATGGTTGTTGCAGTGGACTTGCCTGTGATTGTGTCTAATATTACTGTACTCATGCTAGGTCTCCTGTTATGTGTGAACAGTTAATAACACAATCCGCTGCACCACCATTTTGATAAGACATAGCAACACCTGCCACTGTGGTTGAAACCATATAACAAGAACCTG